AGAGTGGTGGAAGCTGTATGATCAGGTGACCGCTCACTACGACAAGCTCGCAGAGACAGAGGCAAAGGCGGCAAAGGACGCTGCCGACAAGGCGGCAAGAGAGGCGGAAAAGGCCGAGAGGGAGAAGCAGGCGGCTCTCAAGAAGTCGGTCGAGGACACGTTCAGAGACCTCGAGACACAGCAGATGGAGAGCAACGGTGCTCTGTCGAAGGAATGGCTGTGGGAACAGGAAAACGAGTTCATTGAGAGCCTTGACCATGACAGCGACCTGTACAAGGACTACCACCACAAGCTGCTCAAGGAAAAGGAAAGCTTCACGAAGGATGCCGCCAAGGAGACGGACAAGACCATCGAGAACGAGCGCAAGGCAATGGAGAAGCTGCTCACATCGGTGGAGAACGCACAGAAGAACCTCACGGCGAGCATACAGACAAGTGCGGGCGACCTGTTCCGGACGGACAGTCTGAAGGATGCACGCACGGGTGAGACGGTACAGAAGAAGAGCCTCGACATCGCAGACTTTGAGAAGAAGCTCGAGGCAAAGCGCAAGCTGACAAGCAAGATCGCAGACCTTCTTGATGCGGGTGTATCGGATGAGCTCGTGAGGGAACTCCTGAAACTTGACCCGACGGATGCGCTGCAGTTTGCTTCACAGCTTCTCGCAAATCCGACAAGGCTTGACCGAATCAAAGCGGACTTTGCCGAAGACAAGGCGGTATCCGAACGGCTCTCTCAGATGGTGGTAGGCTCTTCGGAGGACTACGCCGCTCTGGGCAAGGCTGCGGGTGATGCATTCGGTGAGGGCTTCATCGAGGCTCTGGGCAGTGACTGGCAGGAAGACCTCAAGAAGATAATCGGTGATGAGAACATGTACAAGGGTGTGCTCGCGACCATCGGCGGTATCGGAGCAATGAGCACGATGTTCGGACAGGCGGCAGGCGGTGTACAGACGGCTCAGGCAATGACGGTCAATGTCAGGGGCGTTATGACGGACGAAGACGGACGTGTGGTCGGCTCGATAGTCAATCGTGACAACGAACGCACAAATACATCTGCGGGGGTATAATATGATACTTATTCTCGGAACAACGGACACGGAGCATGATCCGCCCGCATACACGGCACTGGATGTATCGGATCATGTGCTGACGGGATACAAGATACAGGTGAAGAGCGAATACGACAGCGGATTCAAGGCGGCGGACGGCTCGGAGCATCGGACAAGGATATGTGACAAGGTGCACATATCTGCCGACCTGGGTGAGCTCAACGCCACCGAAGCGGCGGCTGTCATGGCAAAGGTACAGGGCGACACCATAGACGTGACCTACGGGTCGCCCGGGAATGCTCATCAGGCGACCTTCTACAAGCCCGAAGTGAGTGCGGAGATGATCGTTGAGGGCGATGTGAACGGCTACGGTGAGTTGTGGGACATTCACCTTGACATGGAGAGCGTGGCTCTCGACCATCTTTAACTTAGCGTACACGCTGAGCATCAACGGGACGGTGTACACGGCAAGCGACTTTGCCGACATGGTATACAGCATATCATGCGACAAGGGCGGCATACAGGGAATAGCTACGGGGTGTCTGACCTTCCGTCTGTACAGCGCGATAGACATAGACCTGACAAAGGGGACGGCGGTGCTGTTCTCGGGCGTGAACACGACCTTCTACATCGACAAGGCAGACAAGAACGGGCACATCTACAATGTGACCGCTTATGACAAGTGCAAGAACGTTGACAGGGAGTTTGACACATCGGATTATTCACAGTATGACGAACAGGGCAATGTCAACACATGGACAAAAGCGGAGATAGTCGGAGCAATAGCCATTCAGTGCGGTTTCCCCGGGGCAGGCATGGCAATGTATGAGCCGTCGGTGCTGTACTTCAACGACTTCCACGGAAAGACGTGCAGGCAGATACTTGACGAGTTGACGGTGGCGAATGCAGGATGCTTCTATGATTACGGGCGCAATCTGAACTTCACGCCGTTCTACAAACCATCGTCAGGCGAAACAATAGCCGCATCACAGCGCACGGACATCAACGTGAAGAGCGTCAAGAGCATCACGGGCGTTTATGCAACATACGGGCTTGAGCCTAATGTGGAGAACGTCACGGGGCAGGCAGGCAGTCGAATAGATGTGTCGGGACGATACACGAACAGCAGTGCAGTGACACGCATATCGGGCAGGATAATGGAGGGTGGCGCGTTCTGGTGGTATGAGTGGTCGGTATCGGCGGCGGTGGTGCAGAACATAGTGCAGCTTGGGACAGCAATATCCTATAACGGCAAGCTGCTCCCGATATATTCGGCGCGGTATCGTTTTGGTGCGGACATAGTGGCGGAGTTTTCCGCTCCCGCTGCTCCTACAGGCGAATACAAGAGCAAGGCGGAACGGCAGATAGGCTACTGTTTGCGGCGTGACGAGAACAACGGCGGGGTGCAGATAACCCGTGAATGCGGGCTTGTGCTTGTACCGACGATAGAAACGGAGTGAGGATATGAGCAAGGCAGAGAGGGGCTACATCGTGTTCACGGGAGTGGATGCGAACGGCATTGCACAGACGGGCTTGACTGCACTCATCAATGACCGCAACACGACACTGACGGTGCCGTGGGCGGTATCCTCAGACCGTGAGGGCGATCAGGAAATAACATGGCTCATCGAGGATGAGGACGGCAATGTTCACACCATAGTCGTGACGGTGAATGTAGATATAGCAAGCGGCGGTGACAGCACTACGATCTCCTACACCAAAGGCGATTATGTGATAGACCCGGAATGAGGTGAGCTGATGGAGATAATAAAGGCATCGCTCATGGCAGCGGCAGGCGGGGGCAAGAGTGCGAACTTGCAGCACAACCCCACACTCACTACCAACGGCGAGCATCACCCCTTGCAGGGATACGACGGTTATGACTATGTGACGGTGGCTGTGCCCGTACCTATGGAGATAATGGGGTCGTTCTCGAAGAATGGTGAGTATTGGTCGCCGAGCGGCAGAGTGTGGAACCATGTAATCGTTGACGTGGATGCGGAGTTAGAAATCAAGAAGTCATACGAGGATATAACAGACTTCTTTGAAGATGATCTGATACCGAAGGAGTTTGTCAACAAGTCACTGACATGGAAAACGGAGCATTACTCATACAGCGAGCCGAGAACTATCACCTTTGCGGGCGAGACGAAAACAGTATGTGCAGGGTGCATACTGTATACATGGATTGATGGCTCAGAATATAAGATGATAACCACAAACGTCTGGCAAAATCCGGGAAGCGGATATGTATATGAGGGCGTGAGCAATGCGCGCGTAGAGCCGCAGGAAGGGTCAACGCCTGCAAAATTAACTATCACGCACACCTATTCGAGCAGAGTAGGACAGCACATGACGCAAGATTATGTCGTGACTTTTGCCCTCGGTACAGAGTTAGAGGAAATGAACGACAGCACAGGCTACGTTATCAAGGAGGGATAAGATGAGCGAGTACATCATAGGCGACAGGATAGAGCCGTCGGCACAGCCGTACACGCTGACGGAGCGGGAGTTTACCGAAGCGGTGGGCATCCGTGTATACGGTACAGAGGGCGGCACGGGAGAAGAATATGCTTACGGGAAATACTGTGCCGTATATCAGCCCGAAGATACACACGGACTGTTGCAAAATTATGGCGTGCTGATAGGTGATGCACCGATATACACAGGCTATGTGGATAGGCCTGAATTAGTAATAGACCCGGCAGACCCGACAAGAACCTATCCAATCAGTGAAGCACTTACAGCCCTTTCAACAAACCCGAACACGCCTGCGCTGAGCCTAACCAAAATTGATGGTCAGACAAAATACCCATTTTCATTCATATACGAAGGAGGAACACACATGACAACCATAACAGATCGCATCGCCACCATAGAGGTGGACGGCTCGGAGACGGTCAAGTTTGCCGTTTCGCATGACGTATACGGCGTATACGGCGAGGACATCATCGCATCGCTCAAAGAGGGTGCGGGAGCAGGCGACGAGGGCGCATACAGCACCGCAGGCACGGGCAAGGCTATCATCGCACACTACACGGGAGCGGACACGCTCTATCTCACAGGCAGCGGCACAGTGACGGTCTGGGCGGGTCAGTCTCCGCTTGACGACCCTTTCGCGGTCTGAATAAAGGAGGTGATGCGAGAGAAATAGAAGCACTTACAGTTGACGAAAACGGCGTATACACAGCAAGCGGCGACGTAGCAGGATATTCGCCTGTTACAGTTGCAGTCAGTAAGGACTTTTACCCAAAGGCACACGCTACACTTGATGATGCATCCCGTGTAGAGGGTGATGACATGAGGGTGTACCCGATGGGCGGTACAGACTATTATCCATATGTGTATCTCGGTGCGATGCCATATCCTGCGCAGCAGGGTGATGATTTTGAACCATGTGGCAAATACTTTGCAGGGCAGACACAAGAGCATACAGTTACAACATTCCTCGACTTGATAGATGTTGCTACAGGTGAGAGCGTGAGCGGTTATCCGCAAAGAGTAGCACCGAACTGGTCAGTTAGCATAGTAGATGGCGGGTATATGAAGATAGTGTCATGGACGGTAAAGGCGAACGGTGCTGTTTCGGTAACTACAGAGCGTTATAATCCCACCTATACAAAGCCCTTACAAGACACAAAAGACAGTACAGCGGTAACAGGTGGCAAGCTCGATGCGTATGTCGATGCATCGTACTACATTGACGGTGGCGCAGGAGAGAGCGTACTGCTGCAATCGCTGACAGCAACAGCAAACGGTACATATACCGCACCTGCAAGGACAGCGTATGATGAGGTCAATGTGAATGTGACTGATGCTGTGTATTTAAAGGGCTTGATAGACGGGACAGCTACAAGTATAGTGATACCCGATACTGTTACAAGCATAAAGCCGTATACTTTTTATGAATGTTCAGCACTTGAAAGCATAATAATGCCTAACTCTGTTACAAGTATAGGGAATTATGCTTTTTACAAGTGTTCTGCTCTCAAAGATGTTTCAATACCTAATTCTGTTACAAGTATGGGAGACTATGTTTTTGACAGCTGTAGATTACTTGAAACAGCTACAATTGGCAACTCTGTTACAAGGATAGGAACACATGCTTTTTATGACTGCGTATCACTTCAATCTGTTACAATAGGTAATTCTGTCACGAGTATTGGCGGACAGGCATTTTTCGGCTGTGAAGCACTTGAAAGTGTAACAATACCTGCCTCAGCCACAAGTATAGATTATGGTGCTTTTCAGTTTTGTTCGCTTAAAGCGATAACAATACCTGCCTCAGTCACAAGTATAGGTGCATGGGCATTTGGTAACAATGATGCATTGCAAACTATCACCATCAACAAGGCAGAAGGCAGTATCTCAGGCGCACCGTGGGGTGCTACAAACGCAACTGTCGTCTGGACGGGGTGATGCTATGAGCGCACCATGGCGGGCGAACAAGGAGCTCAATGACAGGATATACCGCATAAAGATGCGGGGTCTTGTCATGAGGCTCCGTGCGGAGCAGAGAGAGCTGGAGGAGCGGGAGTTCAGGTCGTGGCTCATGTGGGAGCGGTACATGATGGATGTACGGCTTGCGGAGCTGCGTGCCTTCAAAGAGAAAGATCATCCGAGGAAGCCTGCGGGAACATCGGGCGGCGGACAATTCGTATTTTTATACCCGGTGGAGGCAGCATGGAGACAGATATAATCACGGTAGCGGTCGCTGTCATAGCATCAAGCGGTTTATGGGGGCTGTTGCAGTTCCTCATAAGCCGCAAGGACAGGACAGCTGAGAAGCTCGACAGCATCATCAGGGCGGTGCGTGAGGTATCGGAGCGGGTGGATGCCAATTCGGCTACACTCGCCCGCACTCACATACTCCGCTTTGACGATGAGCTGATAAACGGTGTGCATCACAGCAGGGAGTATTTTCAGCAGACACTTGAAGATGTGGACACATACGAGAAATACTGTGCTGCACATCCCAACTATAAGAACAACACCTGCACGCTTGCGATAGAGCATATCAGGCGGGTATACTCGCATTTGCAGGATGAGATGAAGTTTTGAAAACCCGACAAGTAACCTGTCAGAGCCTGTCAAGGTTTTTGACGGGTAGAGGAGTGATAATATGAACTGGAAGCGGAAGCTATCATCAAGGAAGATGTGGGCGGCGGTCATCGGTGTGGTGCTGTCGGTCATGACCATGTACGGCAGCAGTGAGGATGACAAGACAAAGGTGACGGGACTTATCACAGCCTGCTCTACGCTTGTTATATACATACTTGCAGAGGGCAGCGTTGACAAGGAAAACAAGGAGTAAGGCGGTGTTATCATGGTAGTACACGTTATAAACGGGACGATCTCGGACGAAGAGCGGGACGCATACATCGGAATGGCAAGGGAGAAGTACGGCGAGGGCTGCGCTCAGCTTGACATATTCATCGACGGCGACTATGTGGAGTTAGGATATCACGTCACGCCTTTTGAACACGTGCGAAGGATAACTGGTCAACCTACAAGTAAGCCAGCAAACATCGCTGTTCTCACTTGATCGTGAGAGCTTTCATAGCCGGATGCCTATTAAGGCGCAAAAGTAAAATAATAACTATGGAGGTATCGGGAGATGTTAGTAACAAACCCCGAATTTCGTAAAATAAAGTCATTGGATTATTTGTATGAGGTTAGTGAAGATGGTCGTATCTTCCGCAACGTAAAGTCTAAGAAACAGCGCAAGATTATACTGGATATGCACCATTCTAAGTACGGGTATTATGCTGTGTGGGTATGTATCAAGCACAAGACATATAGAGTTATGATACATAAGGTAGTTGCTGAATGTTGGCTCGGTGATAAGCCCGAGGGCTACGAGATAGACCACATTGACAGGGACGCACACAACAATCACTACACAAACCTTCGATACGTTACCCATTCTCAGCAGATGAAGAACAGGAAAATGTCAGACAGGATAATAAAGCAAGCAACGCTGAACTGCCTGAACTACACACTGCGATATGTGGCTGTTCCTGTTGAATTACGGAACGAGCAAGAACGGATGAAGTTTCGCTCGATAATGGAATGTGCGGAGTTTCTCGGCAGGAAATACAACAAAAAATCCGAGTATATGCGGCATAAACTCAAAGATCGCCGAAGCCATATCTATGATTATGACGTGACTTATTTACGGAATGTAGAGACTGCATGCGATGGCTCTACGGAGCAAGGGACAGTCCAATAAGTATCTTGTGGGTACAGTTGACAGGTGGAACAATGCAAAGCGGGCAGAGTTAGCCGACAGACTGCCGCACGGAAAGGTGTGATACCATGGCTAATCTATCTCCCGATATATACATCAGGGTCAACGGCGTGATGGTCAAGTCGTATCTGCTGACGGAACACAATCCCAACAGGATAGATATGCCGTCAAAGCGTGTGAAGCCCCTTGCAGGCGTGACAATACACAACACAGGTGCAATCAAGGTGAGCGGAACGACTATGGCGGAGCAGTACACGAGGGCGACACGCAACGGCAACATGAACAGCGTCAGGGTGCACTACTACGTTGACGACAAGGAAGCGTGGCAGAACTTGCCCCTTGACTGGCAGGGGTGGCACGCTGCGGACGGGAACGGTGACGGGAACGCAGCGACGATCGCCATCGAGTGCATCGGCAGCTCTGCGGAGGCTGAGGACAACACGGCACGTCTGGCGGCGTGGCTCTTAAAGCAGAACGGCATAGGCGTACAGCAGCTATACACGCACACATACTGGCTCAACGTGAGGGACGGCAGGGGCGCAAAGCTGTCGAAGGATGAGCGGTGCGTACTCTCGCATCCGTACAAGGTATGCCCGATCTACATTATCCCGCACTGGTCGGACTTTGTGGCAAAGGTGCGGAAGTACATCGGGGATGTACAGACATCAAAGATGTACTATGTACAGGTGGGTGCATTCAAGTCGAAGGAGAACGCCGAGGCCTATCTTGCAAGCGTGAAACAGGACTATCCGGGTGCATTCATCAAGGAGCTGTAAGTGTGTGATTATTCGGTCGCTGTGAATTTGCACAAAAAATCATTGATACACCATTGATACATAAAATGCCAAAATTCCGCATCATTGCGTGATGCGGAATTAAGAAGTATTTAAGAAAAGGCTGTATTTTTTGGCTATATGATGCGGCTTTTGCGGAGTGATGCGTTGTGATATTGCACAAACGGCGTCAAAAATAAGATATATTGATACATTATTGATACATAGAACTACTCAAAAACTTGCCCGCTCCCTTCCATGGGGGTGGGCTTGTTTTTTGTGGGGGTGGGGGAGTGTATAACCGTTGCAACCGTTGCAATCACACGGCGGCGGACATTGTGATATCCTTGTACTGGATGAGCTCGACCGTGCTCCTGAGCTCGGCAATGTCTTTGTGTGTGTAGACCTTGTCGGTGACACCCTTTGACACATGCCCGACCAGACGCTCGACGCATACCTTGTCAGCTCCGCGGGACTGGAGCTCCGAGATGAACGTGTGGCGTGTGTCGTGGCAGCGGTGGCCTGTGTGCTCCATCATCCAGTTCAACAGCGTGGTATAATCGCAGTGGAACGGTTCGAGCTTCTCTATGTACTGCTCCACCAGAGGGATGATCCTGCTGTGTATGGGGACGACCCTGTCCTTGCCTGCCTTCGTCTTCTTGCCGCCTGTCATGATCAGGGCATCCATGTCCACTTTATCCCGCGGCATTTCGAGAAGTTCCCGGACACGCCACCCGGTATACAGCAGTATGAGGGTGATGTCCCGCTCCCTTGACTGAGGCATCGCCCAGAGCGAGGCGATCTCCCTTGCTGTGAACGGCTTATGCTTGCCTGTGGGGTCTGCATAATCACGCACGGTGACGTATGCGGACGGGTCCTTGCTGATCAGGTCATTCCTGAGGGCGTAGGTGAACACGCCCTTCATCACGACGATGATATTATCAAGGGATGATTTGCTGAGGTTCGGGTAAGTGTCGAGCACCGCCTGAAGCTGTGCGAGCTTTATCTCATTGATGGGCATGTCGTGGATGGCGACGCACTTATTGAATGCTGCTTTGTATGATGTGACGGTGGTCTTGCTGACCCGCTTCTCCTTCATCCATCTGCCGAAGATATCGGAGAAGGTGATGGAGCAGTCGAGCCGTGTCGGATCCATGTGATATGCATGGAGGGCGTCGAGGGCTTCTCTCTTCGTGGAATAGTATCCGAGGACACGTCTCTTCGTGGTGAGGCTCCGCCCGTCGGAGGAATACTCAGCTCCGAGGAATACACGCCAGGGCTTCCTGAGCTTGCCCTGGCATTTGGTGACGGAGCCGTATCCGTTAGGTAATCGCATAATATCGCTCCTTTATGTGTTGACAAAGGGGCGAAAACGTGATATAATATGTGTGTCAAACTTATATACCTCATTTTCAAACCCCTTTTTGTTCTACCCTTCTCAACGATGCTCCACCGCGGCAACGGTGGGGCATTTTTTTGTATACCCCTCTATTCTCTACGAGAATGCACGCTGAGGGGCTTTACTTTTCAAAGGGTAGTTTTACCTTAAAACTATTTGCGTGCAAATTTGGGGCGTTCTCGTCGATTTCAGGGGGCATTTGCGGGCACAATCGTTCCGAGAACTTTCCCTGCCTGTCTGACGTCGGGTGTGAGGGGGATATCATCATATTTGCTGTTGAGGGAATGCAGAGACTTCTCTCCAAGCTGTTTTACGAAGCCCTCATCCTCGATGATGAATATGCCGATGTCGCCCTGCTCCGGTATCTGATTCGGGTCCACAACGATGTAGTCACCGTCGGCAAAGTGCGGCTCCATGCTGTCACCCTTGATACAGAGCACATAGCACTCATCCCTGAGACGGTATATGCCCGTGTCGATGAAGGGCATCATCTCCGTGCCGCTGTCTTCGATGTTGATACCTCTGCCTGCGGATACCCTGTCAGCATATACGGGGAGATATACCACAACGCACTTGCTGTCCGGGTCCTTTGCCGCCTGCTCGATAGCCTGAACGAGGGGCTCTCTGTACTTCTTTGGAATCGAGAGGTACAAGAGCATAAATTTTCTTTCCATCTCAGACAGATCATACTTGTCGAGCATGTCGGTCAGCTCGGGCGGGGGCGGCACAGGCCTGCCAAGGAGATAGTCAACAGATACATTAAACCTGTCTGCTATCTTGCATATCATTTCAAATTTTGGTTCACTCACTCCTTGCTCATATGACTGCCATGCTCTGAGTGAGATGCCGAGCAGGTCTGCACATTCTTTCTGTGTCAGCCTTGCTCTTTCTCTCACTTCTTTGATTAATAGTTTCATATGTATATCACCACCTATTCATGATACACTTATACTATCATGAATTATGTTACATGTCAATATGTATGATAGTGATTTGTATAGAAGCAACAAAGAAATTGATATATTTTCTAACAAAAATATCATGTTTTATGTTATAAACCTATTGACACATAACATAAAACATGATATACTTATACTGTACCCAAGAGGTACGCCTAAAGGAGCGTGAGAGAATATGAAGTACAGGATATTCGAGCACAGATCATCGGTGGCAAAGTTCCTGATCTGCCCGACCTGCAACAGCAACAAGGGCATGACCGTCAAGGTGCTCCCCCAGACAGTGCTCATACAGTGCCCGGTGTTCTGCCGCTGCTGCAAGATGCAGTACATGATAGACTACAAGGACGGCATAGAGACCGTCACGGCGACACTGACACAGACGGGGATGCCCGCATAAAACAGAATCAAGTACCGTTTCCCACCTTCCAAGCGGAGGCATGGGGGCGGTATTTTTTTTGCCGGTACGACCGGCGGCGACTAAGGAGGTGATACTATGATGAGCACAGAGCAGATAATCAAGATGTGCACCGATCCTCTGGACTGTCAGAGGGTGGCAAGGGCAAACCTCGCACTGCACACGATACAGGAGAGCGAGGACAAGAAGCAGACCTGTGAGCGGATCATTGATTTTTTCAACGGATTCGCCCGGGGCTATGACGAAGCTGTGAAGGCTGTAAAGAGAGGGGAGATCAAGATATGAGGGACTACTACATCCCGAAGGAGATAGGCGCATTCATGGGCGTGTCCGATCAGATGGTGCGGGTATCTCTGAAACAGTCCGCTCCCGGGTGGGAGGATATTCCCTATTACGGCGACAGTCACCTGAGGATACCGAAGGCCGCATTCAGGGAATGGTGGCTCACACACATGGGCAAGGAGCTCGTGCAGACGGTAGACATCAGCGAGATAAGACGCAAGAAGCGGAGGCGGGCATGATGAACGAGAACAAGAGACAGTTTCGGACGGAGGTACAGAATGAGACCAAAGCGCGCGGATGAGTTTAGGTCGAGGGTGTACGAAGACAGACCCGCTTATGCCGACTACCCCTCAGAGCTTAAATTTCAGGCGATACAGGGCATTATCATGACGCGGCTGAGACAGCACCCGAATGCGATATGCAGCTATTCAGGGGGCAGCGACAGTGATATTCTCCTTGATCTGCTCGAACGCACACGGGCGATGATACCCGGACACTTTGCACCGATAAAATACGCGTTTTTCAACACGGGCTTAGAGATGGACGCGACAAAGCGGCATGTTAAAGAGGTCGCTGAGAAGTACAATGTTGAGATACAAGAATGTCGTCCAAAGAAAAACATAGTCATAGCAACTCGTGATTGTGGGCTTCCTTTTCTCAGTAAGATAGTGTCAAACGCAATGGAGAGCGTCCAGTCAAAGCAGATACCCTTTGATATCAAGGATGAATATGACGGTGCAGATGATAAGGCAGCAAAGTACAAAGAGCTTTGTGAGAGATATCCCGGGGCAAAGACGGCTATCAACTTTATATGCTGCTGCAACAGCAAAGGCGAGCCACGGCCAAAAATTCAGCTTGTTATCGACAGCAACGACTATCTGTATGAGTACATGAGAGATAATCCGCCACCATTCAAGATGAGCGCAAAATGCTGTGATTACTGCAAAAAGCAGCTTGCGCACAGCGTCCAAAAGGGCTATGACATGATAATCACAGGAGAGCGGCGCGATGAGGGCGGTATGCGCTCTGTGCCGAAAGTGTTCGATGATCCCGATGAGACGATGTGTTTTTACGCTCAGGGCGACCAATTCCGATTCCGTCCGCTTTTTTATGTGAGTGATGAAGATAAAGAGTGGTACAAAAGGCAGTACGGCATACGATATTCAGATGCATACGAAGTTTACGGGTTAAAACGCACGGGCTGCTGTGGCTGTTCGATATCCTCAAAGGCGATTGAGGATTTGAAAAAGATAGAGCCGTATGAGCCTAAACTGGTAAAGGCGGCGTGGGCAGTATTCGGGCAGAGCTACAGATACAGACAAGGATATAACGAATACAAGGCAAAAGCCCGACAAGAAGCGTCAGGGCAAATGAGCCTGTTCTGAGAAAGGAACGAGAAGAGATGGCAAAACGAGGCGCACTGATATGGATGCTCAAGGTGGTGACCATCACGACGGTGGGTATCACATCCGTATCACTGATAGACAACATGGTCAGACAGACCAAAGAAGATCACACGGTGTCGTATGAGCCGGTGATCATGTACTACTCGATGGACAAGACGATGGATGTGCCTGACGGGGACACATCATTCAAGACGTACATGGACTTCCGTGCGATAACGGACACTTCCTCGGTGCAGTACAAGATGCAGCAGGAAGCGTACACGGACGAATACGGCATACGCAAGTACAAGACAGGCGACTACATGGTGGCAATGGGCTCGTACTACGGGGAAGTGGGTGACCGCTTCCGCATCACGCTCGACAATGGCGAGACGATACACTGTATCATGGGCGACGCAAAGGCGGACTGTCACACGGACGCATACAACCAGTACACGCCATGCGGGAGCGGGAAGAACGTGATAGAGTTCGTGGTGGACACCCCTGCTCTGAGCGACGAAGCCCGACAGATGGGTGATATCTCCTACTCGGACGATACTTTCGAGGGGAATATCAGCAAGATAGAGAGGATAGCAGAATGAACGCAAGGCGGCTCGACTTTGACCTCTGTCTGATCAAGCGACTGTACGAGGCGGAAATGTCCCGGCAGGAGTTTGCGAGAGCGGCAGATATACAGATGCCTCAGCTGAGGGCATATCTGAGGGGCGGGGCGATGCCCCGGCTCGATACGGCATACAGGATGGCGCAGGTGCTCGGCCTGAGCCTTGACGAACTGGTGAAGGAGTGGAACGAATGAACAACATGGACATTTATGATCAGGTGCGGCAGTGTCCGCAGGATGCCCTCAAGCCCATACAGGCGGGCAGGCTCAAGGGCAAGAGCGATATCAACCCGATGTGGCGCATCAAGATGCTGACACAGCTCTTCGGTGTGGCAGGAATAGGGTGGTATTACACGATAGATAAGCAGTGGATGGAAGCGTGCGGCGATGAGATTGCGGCATTCGTGAACATCTCGCTGTATGTCAGGGTGGACAACGAATGGAGCAAGCCCATACAGGGCACGGGCGGCTCGATGTTCGCGGCAAAGGAGAAGAACGGCGTATATGTTAGTGATGAAGGCTACAAGATGGCTCTCACGGATGCTATATCGGTGGCGTGTAAGGCACTCGGCTTTGCCGCTGATGTGTACTGGAACACGGACAGCACGAAATATCAAGCCGGTACGACCGGCGGCGATAAGGCACAGAAGCCCGCACAGGGTCAGAAGGCACAGGGTCAGCCCGCTCCCGATGAGAACGCACCGGTAACGCCCGAACAGGCACAGGCGATACTCAACGAATGCAGCAGGCGGGGGCTCAATCCTGCGGCGGTATGTGCAGTATACAGCAAGGAAAACAAGCCCATCGCCCAGGTGACGGACTTCAATCAGAGGCAGTACAATCATCTGATGGCGAACTGGGGCAAGGTACTCGAGATAATAGGAGGTAAGGCATCATGAACAAGGTATTTCTCATGGGCAGGCTCACCAAGGAGCCGGAGATCAGACAGGCTCAGAGCGGCACGCTCATTGCGAACTACTCCCTTGCGGTGGACAGGGGCGACAAGGACGGCAACACGGACTTCATCAACTGCAAGGCATTCGGCAAGCCTGCGGAGTTTGTACAGAAGTATCTCCACAAGGGCATGAAGATACTTGTCGAGGGCAGATGGCAGACGGGCAGCTTCGACGGCAAGAACGGCAAGGTATACACAAATGACTGCATAGTAAACCTTCACTACTTCTGCGAGAGCAAAGGGAGCGGGTCAGCTGCTGACACGCCGTCAGCAGCTCCCACCCAGGGCAACGCGTGGCAGTATCCTCAGGGCGACCCTGCATATGCACCCGCACCTCAGGGACAGGTCAATCAGGGATATGTGCCGCAGGACTTTGACCAGATCAACGAGGGCGATCTGCCGTTCTAAGGTGGTGAGAACGTGGCATACCAAAGAAACAACTTCCTTTTCTACGGCTCTTTTCGGGAGGTAACAAAGGAGATAGATGATCCGATGGTGCGCCTTGAAATATACGAGGCTATCATTGATTATTCTCTCTACGGAGAAGAGCCTGCTCAGCTCTCTCAGCTTGCGGCGATAGTTTTCAAAGCGATCAAGCCCGTTATGCAGACACAGAGAACAAACAGCGAGAACGGAACAAAAGGGGGCTTATCAAAAAAGAAAAAGCCCGCTTCTGATAATTCAGAAAGCCCGCTTCCTGAAAATGAAAAAGCCCGCTTACAAGAAAGTGAAAAGCCCGCTTCTGAAAATTCCGAAAGCTATAGAAGAGAGAAGATAGAAGATAGAAGAGAGAAGATAGAAAATAGTAAAGAGAAGAGAGAAGATAATACTCTTATGTCGGGCAAGCCCGACGATGCGCAGACGGCTCCTGCCGAGGTCGCGCAAATAATCGACACTCTTAATCTGGTGCTCGGCACTCATTACAAGAGCACCACACCAAAGACAGTGAAGCTCATACACGACAGGCTCAAAGAAGGCTTTACCGTTTCCGACTTCGAGATAGTGATCCGCAAGATGTTCAGAGTGTGGACAGGGACGGAATACGAGAAGTTCCTGAGACCCGAGACACTCTTCGGCACAAAGTTTGAGAGTTATCTCAACAGGACAGACACGACCGACAGGGAGATCGAGGCGGAGAAGGGCAAGGACAGGTTCAGGGCACTGTATGAATGGGCAGCAAGAAAAGAAGCTGAGAGAAAGGAGACTGAAACAAATGACGGAGATGGATTTTGCGCAGATAGCGGCGAAGATACGTGTTATCTACCCGACTTTTCTTCCTGCTGATAATGACGCAGCGTTCGAGATATGGTACGACCTGTTCAAAGGCTATGACATCAGAGAGGTTATGCCGCTTGTCGATAATCACCTCAGAACGTCGATATATCCACCCGCACCCGCAGATATAATACCCAAGCCCGAACGCATGGGAGCGGGTGAGGCATGGAACGAGGTGTACAAGCTCATCCTGAGGTACGGTGTGAACAGAGAAGAGGAAGCACTGAATGATATGTCGCCGGAGGTGAAGGCGGCAGTCAAGGCGGTGGGATACCACACGATCTGCATGAGCAGCGAGACAGAAAGCAAGAAGATGTTCACGCAGGCATACAAGGAGACCAAGGAGAAGTCGTATGCGCTCGTTTGACGATGATCTGCCCGACCTCGATGCGATGATACCCAAAGCCGCTCCCGATCCTGCTCCCACTCTGAGCGAGGAGGACCTCATCGGACTTGTAAGGGAGCGGCAGGTAAAAAGCGATCCCAACATGATGCATCTCGGAAAGTGCGTGCGCACATCGGTCAGGGCTTTCCTTGAAAGCTGCGGCGTTGCTTATGAGCACATCCCGCCGGAGGCTATGGCCGTGTTCGATGAGATAGCACACACGGAATACATACCGATGGACGGAGAAGAGCGCAAGCTGTTCAACAGGAACGAGGCCGTCAAAAAGATGAAGATACTCAACTCGGAGCGGGGCACGATCGGCAAGAAAGACTGTGTTGCCTGTCTGGGCAGAGGATATTCCGTGAAGGTCACCGGAGACGGTGAGCTCGTGAGCGTGATGTGCACCTGTAATCCGAAATGGATCAAGGACAACGGGGGGCAGAAATGACTACAGCAAACGAAGTTGCAAGCAACGCAAACAAGATGGTCATATACCGCTGCCCCCGATACTTCGACGGTGATCAGGCGATGAAGCTGATACGGTACATCATGGACTTCGAGACGGGACGCAAGACGCTCGTGCTCAGGGACGGGAGCGGGGCGGAATATTATGCAAGGATGGAGGATGTGTATGAGCTGGCCGAAGACACAAAACAAGTACGGCAACCATAAGATAACGATGGGCGGGTTAAAGTTTGACAGCAAGAAGGAGGCGGAACGGTGGTTCATCCTCAAGGACATGGAGAGAAGGCGGGAGATATCCGACCTTGCCCGTCAGGTCAAGTTTGTACTCATCCCCTTCCAGAGGGTAGAGACGGATGAGGGGACAGTGACCGAGGCGGAGCTCGCATACATTGCCGACTTCACATACCGCAAAGGCGGCAGATTCGTGGTGGAGGATGTGAAAGGGTACAGGAACCCGAGCGATCCTGCATACAGGATATTTGTCATGAAGCGCAAAATGATGCTTCACTTCTACAAAATCAAGGTAAAGGAGATCTGAAAATGAGCTGTTTATATGAACTTACTGGTGATTTTTATGAACTCTATAACAATTTTGAGGAGTTCGAGGGAGACGAAGAGACAGAGCAGGCATGGTTCGACACACTGGAAGCTATCGAGATGCAGATAGAGGACAAGGTAGAGAACATCGGCAAGCTGATCACCAACATCTCCGCCGACGTCAATGAGATGAAAGCACTGGAGAAGAGGCTCGCAGAGAGGCGCAAGGCAAGAGAGAACCAGATAGAGCGCATGAAGAAGTACCTCATCGAGAGCATGAACGCTGTAAGCCTCAAGAAGGTGGACAGACCGGGTATATGCGTATCGGTCAGGGCGACGGCAGCGTCTGTCAAGATAGACGATGAGGAGGCGTTCATCAAGTGGGCGGCGGCAGAGCGTGACGATCTGCTCAAGTATGCCGCTCCCACCATCAACAAGACCCTGCTCAAGAAGGAGATACAGGACGGCGAGGAGTACGAGGGCGTAAGGCTCGAACAGGGTCAGACCGTTATCATCAAGTGAGGTGAACAGGATGAGCAAGATGGAAGAGATACTCATGGAGAAGGTGCTCGACAAGGACGGCAGGGCAGTGCTCAAGAGGGTCATCGGTGACAACGGCGTGCCGTACAGCAAGATATATGTGGACGGCTTCGAGGAGCAGAGTGCTCAGACACTGGATGAGGAGAAGATGCTCAACTACTTCAAGGAGAATATGCTGTGGCTGTGGGATATCGAGCTGAGGGAGGATGATGATCCGATAGGCTTCGACCGCTCGGACGATGATATCACAAAGGATGAAGGCGACGTATGAGCGCAGGAAGGAAAACAAAGAGCGGGGTGCATTACAACTATGTGGACAGGCGAAAGGCGGCGCTCCGCTCCCTCAAGATAGGCACGGCTCAGGCCGCGAGGGAGTACGGCGTGAGTGATGGCAGCATCAAGTCATGGCGCAAGATGTACGGCCTGGACAATGATACAGGCTACGGCGGCACGATGGACAGGTATTTCTGTCAGAAATGCGTACACGGATGCGGAAACCGCAGCACATTCACCGGGTGCTCCTATCTCCTGCACACGGGAGAGAAACGGCCGCACAAGAATGGGTGGTGTCTCGGATTCGAGCCCAGAGAGGGAGTACGGCAGAGCACGGTGGAACGATACGAGAAGGAAACCCAAAAGCATGAAGAAGAAAGTGAGGAAGATCACATGGCAGATATAACACCTATGGGCATTGACGAGCAGATACAGGAAAAGGCACACAGTCACACTCAGGGCATACGGTACAGCAACGAAGAAAAGCTGAGGGTGCTCGATGTGTTCGGCGAGTTTGGCATAAAGGACGCGTGCGCTTACTTCGGTGTTCAGCCTTCGACGATAAGGAACTGGCACAAGTGCAGAGGCGAGATCAAGGCAATGAGACCCACCAAGGAAGAGGTCGCTGCGGATACCGAAGAAACGAGCACACCTGTATACAGGAAGCTGACACCCGAGGATGTGCCCGATGTTCCCGAGCAGGAACAGACCGCTCCCGTGGAAGAGGTCGCTCAGAGTGAGCCCGAACAGGAAGAGGCAACCAAGAGCGAGGGGAGCGGTGCTACCCTCAGCTTTGAGCAGAGCATGGCCGAGGATATCAAGGCGCACATATGGGCACTGGAAGAGAAGATCGTCAAGCTCAAGCGGATGCTCGACATACTGGAGGGCAAGGGATGAAGGCACACATAGCACAGCGGCGGCTCTCACACGCCGAGGGTATGGCTATCACGCAGCGGGCACTCGAATGCACTGCCCCTGCGGTGACTGCGGCAGTGCTGTACATCCTTTACCGCAGGGGATGGCACAAGGACAAGCTGCACGGGCTGTACAAAGACATTGTGGCTCTGTTCAAATACCCGCAGGCGTTCGACAAGTGGCTCACGGACGTTGAGCTCAAGGCGATACTGGCGGAACGTGTCGGCATTGACTGGCAGGAGCTCATTGATGCCGTAAAGGTAGAAGGGAAGGAAAGCATATGAAAAAGCCCATACCGGTAGCCCGCAAAGAGATGATGAAGCCCGGATTTAAAGAAGCACTGTATATCGCTTATGACGGCAGGTGCGCGCTTTGCGGATATCGTGAATACGGTGATAATGAGGAAATCAGCCTTGAATATCCGCAGGCATACGGAAACGAGATACATCATATCTATCCTGTATCGGAGGGCGGATGGTCAACGCCTGACAATCTTATACTGCTATGCCCAAATTGCCATAAAGCCGCACATCATGGCTCAATCACAGAGGAAACGCTGCACAATCATTGTATAGATGATTGGGATGTATACTTCACAATTGAATACGCCAAAACATTTGGATATATACGAAGGAGAAAAGCATATGAAAGATAATACCAAAATCAAGAACTTTTTTGAAAGCGAAGACGCTGTAGATTTTCTAAAAGACTGTGAGAGAAATCTCTACATGATAGGCGACAGGCTGTCATATGGCGAAAGCGGCAAATATCCGACAATAGCAGAGGAAATACACGTTAGAGGGATAGATATTGCTGAACAGCTTACGCGCATAGCAGATGCGCTTGAAAGTATAAACCATAACATAAACCCAAACGCAGAGGCGGATGAAGATGACTGATCTGTACAAGGAGATAGTCCGCCAATGCTCGTATGAGATAGGCAAGGCAAGGGAGGCGGTCAGCCGTCTCCCCGCCGATGCCCCGGACAAGGACAAGGCCGATGCGGTCAGGGATGCCTTCATCAGTAACGGCGGCGGTGTCGGATGGGGCGTGGTCGGACGTGATCAGGTAGAGATAGACGCAAGGGGCGCATGGCTGTACAGGCTGATAAACGGAACGAGCGGCGACACAAAGGTACTCAGGCACTACACGTTCGAACAGATACTTGAGGGCATGGTCGTTTGCATGGATGTGCATAACGGTCAGATGAGGTTTATGATATGAGGTGATGATCATGTTTGCAAAGGATAAATACGACAGGTACATCAACATTGACAGGTGCGACGTGATAGAGGTGGTCGCCAATGTTCACGTCACCGATGCCGACGATGTAGGCCTTGCGGACGGGCTGTACTGTGCGGTCAGGGCTACGCAAGGGTGTGATGCCTGGTATCTGCACTATGAGCCATACGGCGGCAGCACCTACACCGATGCATGGGGACGGTGCGCACGATGGCTCGATGAGCTCATGGAGGCGGTGACAAGGTGAATGTACAGCGCAAGCTGATGGAGGTCAGACAGGCTCAGCTTCGGTACATACTCGCAAAGGAAAAGGCGGAGCAGTTCGATGCCATGATCTGCTCCCCCGCTCCCACTCAGGGCGGCAGCGGCGGCAAGAGCACGAAGGACAACTTCACGGAGAAGATGCTCGTCAAGGCGGCGGCATACCATGAAGAGGCCGAGGAGCTGCTCAGGGCGGCGGTCATGCAGAGGGAGATCGGCGAGGGATACGCCAAGATGTTGGTCAATCTGACGGAGAAGGAAGTCATAACGCGGCGGTACATCATGGGGCAGTCATGGGAGACCATATGCAACACGATGCGGTACTGTCAGAGGCAGGTCATGAGGATACACAAGCGGGCACTGGAAAAACTGGAAAAGATGTCATTGAATGTCAGTAAGTTTTTGTGATATAATATACAATAGCAGAGCGTACCGCAATGGTGCGCTCTATTTTTGTAAGGAGGTGAGGGCATGGCAAATGAGAAGAACCTGAGACCATTCACATCGGAGCAAAGCCGTGAAGAAGCCGTGAAAAACGGGTCGAAGGGCGGGAAAAAGTCAGGTGAGGCAAGGCGAAAGCGGCGCACATTCAAGGTCGTGCTCGATGAGCTCCTTGTCCGAGGCATAACATCCGAGGAAGACCTCGCAATGGCCGAGGATTTCGACCTTAAAGGTGAAGTGACACAGGAGCAGCTTGTCATGTGCGGCCTGCTCAAGCGGGCAAAGCAAGGCGATGTGGCTGCTGCACGTCTTATACTGGAGATAACCCGCGATGATGAAAAGCTCAAGATAGAAAAGGCAAGGCTCGGCATTGACAAGGAAAAGCTCAAGATGCTCAAGGATAAGGACGGCGGTGAGGAGCTCGACAAGCTCGACGGCATTCTCGACAAGCTCACGGGTGACGGAGCATGATGTGGTCGGACAAGCAGCGGGAGTTCTTTACCGAGGGACAGCACAGATGGAATATCAAGTGCGGTGCAACGAGATCGGGCAAGACATACATGGACTACTATGTGATACCCAAGCGGATCAGGGCGGTCGCGGGGCTTCCCGGGATAGTGCTCATCCTGGGGAACACCAAAGGCACGCTGCAGAAGAATATCATTGAACCGCTGCGGGACATATGGGGAAGCCGTCTTGTGTCGGATATCCGCTCGGATAACACGGCGATGCTCTTCGGTGAGAAGTGCTACTGTCTGGGAGCGGACAAGGTCACCCAGGTGAACAGGATCCGCGGATGCTCGGTCAAATATTGTTACGGCGATGAGGTCGCGACGTGGAACAAGGAAGTTTTTGCAATGATCTCAAGCCGTATGGACAAGTCGTATTCCCGATTTGACGGGACTTGCAACCCCGAGGGGCGGACACACTGGTTCAAAAAATTCCTCGATTCCGCTCCCGAAAAGGGAATAGACCTGTATATGCAGGCGTATTGCCTCGATGACAACCCGTTCCTTCCTGCTGAGGTGGCGAACGCTATCAAGGCGGAGTATTCGGGGACGGTATACTATAACCGTTATGTGCTCGGCGAATGGACGAACGCAGAGGGGCTCATATACCGCACCTTTGCGGACGATACGGAGAAGTTCGTCGTTGACAAGCTAGACCCGTCTGAGCTCCTCTTTGCCACCATCGGCGTGGACTTCGGCGGCGGCTCATCGGCTCATGCGTTCAACTGCACGGCATATGCAAAGGGCTTCAAGTACATTGTGACGGTGGCGGACTACCGCAGGAAGGATGCGGCGACACCCATGCAGCTGTATGAGGATTTCTTTACCTTCGTGGGGCTGTGCAGGGAGCGGCTCAGGGGCGTTACACTGGTGGATGTGTACTGCGACAGTGCAGAGCAGACACTCATAGGCGGCCTCAGAGCAGAGGCGGCACACAGGAAGTCGGGACTGGAGATACACAATGCGAGGAAATACCCCATAAACGACCGCATACGCTTCTACTGCATCCTTCATGGGACAGGCAGGTATAAGATACTGCGGTCATGCAAGGACACTGTAGAAGCGTTCCAGACGGCTGTATGGGCGGACAAGGCGACAGCAGACGTGAGGCTCGACAACGGGTCAACGAACATCGACAGTCTCGATGCACAGGAATACAGCACGGAGGCATTCATGAAGGACATGGTGAGGATATGACCGACAAGGAGATAGCAAGGTTCAGTGCGCCCGTGATACAGGCGTACAGGGACATGGAGGATGAGCTCCTGCGGCTGATAGCAAAGCAGATCATGAAGGACAAGAGCGTATCCGACACATCGGCGTGGCGCATACGGCAGCTTGCAAGGGCGGGGGAGATAAATCAGCAGGCTCTTGCAATAATAGACAGCTATGCGGGCGGCATATCCTCGGAGATAGCCGAGGCGATACTGGCGGCAGCTGAGGGCGAGGTCGGCACACTGGATGCGGCGATGCTCAATCTCTTGTCTGAGAAGGGCAAAATGACCGATGAACAGCGGAACATGCTCGATGCGTTCCAGAGACAGTCACGGCAGGAGCTGAACATTGAGAATGCAAGGATAGCCGAAAGTTATGCACAGGCACTGCAAGAGGACTGCAACCTTGTCAACACGGTGATGGGATATCAGACGGCCTCTGCTTATTCCGAGTGCGTGAGGGAGACGGCAGACGAGTTCGACAGGCAGGCGGTCATCAATGAGCTCAATCAAGGGTCTATGTCGGTGGTGTCGGGCACGGAGAGCTTACAGGAAGCTACACGTCGGACACTGGAACGGCTCGCAGTCAAGGGCATACCGGGCTTTATAGACAAGGCGGGGCGTGAATGGTCGCCCGAGGCGTATGTCAAGATGGACTTGCGCTCGACCATGGGCAACACGGCAAGGGCGGCGCAGGATGCAAGGTGCGACAGATACGGGATATCACTCATCGAGGTATCATCGCACAATGGAGCAAGACCAAAGTGTGCGCCCTATCAGGGGCGGATATTCTCCCGGAACGGGACGGCAGGAACTACCACCGACCTCAACGATAACCCGATACGATACATCCCGCTGTCACAGACGTCATACGGCGAGCCCGATGGGCTGTTCGGGATCAACTGCGGGCATCAGCAGTACCCTTTCATCCCGGGCGTGAGCATGCGGACATACTACCCATATCCCGAAGAGCAGAACGCAGAGCGATATCAGCAGACCCAACAGCAGCGGGCAATGGAGCGCAAGATCAGAGCCGACAAGCGCAAGTGCATGATGATGCAGGAGACGGGCGATGAAGAGGGCTTGAAAAAGGCGGCAGGCAGGCTGAGGGCAGACAAGGACAGATACAAGGACTTCTGCAAGGAGACAGGCCTCGGTGCTCACATGGAGAACACACAGGTGTACGGATATGACAGGAGCAAGTCCATGAAGACAGTGTGGGCTAACCGTACAAAAGGCAGCGGAAACGGCGGAAGTGCTGCCAATAGTACAGGAGTGCCCGCAAGAATGTAGTCATAGAGATCGCATTTGGACGGGCGGAGCTCTATGAACCTGACACAAAATCAATAAGGCACAACCGCACATCATACGATGTGCGGTATTTTTATACAGGGAGGCATGAGCATGGAAACGCCGGAAACCAAAGGAGTGATGAATATGGTCATCAAATTAAACGGAAAGGTCATCAAAAAAATATTACAGCTTCATTTTTCGCCCGAAGAATGTTTTGTTGAATATGCCGATACTTTGGGCGGTGCTGAGGTCGTTGTGAAAATAACCTTTGACCCCGACACATCAACGTTTGAACTTATCAGTTGGTAGCAAGCAGCAGGTACAGACAAGTGCAAAGCCGCGCATCTGAGGATGTGCGGTATTTTTATACACTATCGCAAGGAGGAACAGGATGAACATTGACAAGCTCAGGGCGGCGTATGACGACATCCCGCCCGACAACGGATTCTACCAGTGCATTGACAGGTGGGCGGCTGTATACGAGGGCAGGCCTGCATGGAAGAGCGTGAAGAAGGCAGGGTTACAGGCAAACAAGGGCGGCACGAGGCAGCTGAACATGCTCAACGTGGGCAAGGTGCTCTGTGATGAGCTCGCACGCAGGGTATTCGCCGAGCAGGTGGAGATCACCGCAGGGAACGAGACATATGACGCATACCTCACGGACTTCCTTGACAGGCAGGGCTTCTGGCGGCAGATGCCCCGACACCTTGCAAGGGCTTTTGCTGAGGGCGGCATGGTGATACGCGAATACATCGACGAAGGACAGGTACAGCTTGACTATGTGGAGGGGCGGCAGTTCTACCCGACACAGTGGAACGGCAAGGACATCACGGGCGGCGTGTTCGTTACACAGACGGCAAAGGACGGCTACTACTACACGCTGTACGAGCGTCACAGCTTCGAGGACGGCGTGACGAAGGTATCGCACAAGCTGTTCCGGAGCGGGCAGGAGGGCAGGCTCGGTGATGAAGTACCTGTGGATGTACTGTACGACTTTGACCCCGCTCCCGAGACAAGCGTGCCGCTGATCCAGTACTATGCGCCGAACATAGCAAACAACAAGGACACGGCACTGCCGCTCGGCATATCCTGCTTTGCAAACGCACTTGACACGCTCCGCTCCCTTGACATAGCCTTTGACAGCCTTGTCAGGGAGTTCATACTCGGCCGCAAGCGCATAATCGTGCCTTCCTCATGCATCCGCACGGTGGTCAATCCCGACACGGGAGCGGTGGAGAAGTACTTTGACAGTGACGACGAGGTATATCAGGCTCTCAAGTGCGATGAAGACAAAGACCTGCGCATACAGGACAACACAATGGAGCTGAGGGTCGAGGAGCACTCTCAGGGCATCACGGCTCTGCTGAACATCCTGTGCTTCCAGTGCGGGCTCTCTGCGGGCACTCTGTCATTTGAAGGGTCAAGCGGCGTGAAGACAGCGACGGAGATCATCTCCGAGGAGAACAAGACCGCCATCACGATGAAGAACTACAAGAACCTGCTCGCAGAGACGATACAGCAGACATGCACTGCGGTCATCGAGCTCGCTCAGGCAACGGGTGAGATACCCGAGGGCGACTTCAACATCGTGATAGGCTTCAAGGACAACATCATAATCGACGACAATCAGCTCATCGAGAACAACATAAATCTCGTGAATGCGGGGCTCAAGTCGAAGGTGTCGGCAGTGATGGACGTGCTCAAGTGCGACGAAGAGACAGCAAGGCGTGAGCTCGAGCGCATAGCAGAGGAGAGCACGATACCCATGCCTATGATGTGAGGGTGACAGCATGAATTACGGAATGCCATATCAGGGCAGCAAGAATAAAATCGTGCGGTGGCTTATGGATGTACTGCCGCCTGCGGATGTGTTTGTTGACCTTTTCGGGGGCGGCGGTGCTGTATCTCATGCCGCACTGTTATCAGGCAAATACAGGCGCGTGATATACAACGAGTTAGAGCCGACAGTTGCAAAAGGCTTTGACATGGCTGTACATGGCAAATTCAAGGGCGAGGATAGATGGATAAGCCGTGAGGATTTTATCAGGCTAAAAGATACAGACCCGTATGCCGCAATATGCTTCTCGTTTGGAAACGACCGTCGGACATACGCCTATTCGCCCGATATGGAGGCGTACAAAAAAGCACTGCATGAACTGATATTTTGGCGGCAGACGGATAATATAATGCAATATCCCTTTGTTGAGGCGGATGCGGTCAAGCGTCTCTGCGATATTGATGACAGGCGCGGGCGGCGGCTTGCATATCGAACGATAGTCTTGACAGAGGCGGTCAAGAGCGGAAAATGCATAAAGCGCGGCGCACACTGGTATGTAGACACAAAGCAGATAGATAATCTGCAAAGTCTGGAAAGTCTGGAAAGTCTGGAAAGGCTGGAAAGGCTGCAAAGTCTGGAAAGGCTGCAAAGTCTGGAAACATATAATACATCGTATGAGAACGTGCCGATACCCGAAAACGCTGTTGTGTACTGTGATATCCCGTACAGGAACACGAAAGGATACAACGAGGGCGGGTTTGACCATGAGCGCTTCTATGAATGGGCGCTGTCAAGGCCGTATGATGTGTATATCAGCGAGTACGGTATGCCCGACAGCTTTTATGATATAGACAGCACTCAAAGACAGGGATGTATGTGCGCAAAAACATCCACAGCGGCAACGGAACGGCTGTTTTGCAACCATAAGAAGCAGACGTTCATATGTGAACAGATATGCTTCCCATGGTATGTGCAAAAAGTGCAATAACCATATACGCAACGATACGGGGGCATAGACGCATCCAAAAGCATGGTGGCAAATTATACTGCCCTGACCCTCGGAAACAAATACGGGGCATTCTCGTTGAAAACAGAGGGGTAAAAAGCAGAAACCCGAAAAAGATGTCATTGAATGTCAGTAAATTGATGTGTTATAATAACCATAATAGCTGACGTGCAGCTCAATTACACGGTTTACAATACGGAGGTATCCGGATATGGAAGAAAACGAGAAGACAATGCAGGAGAACGCTCCTGCCGAAGCAGACAAGGATGTAAAGGGCACGGAAACGGCGGAGGCTGTTGCTGATAGCAACGAGAATGAGAAGCCTAAGGAAGCCGAGACCACCGCAAACGAAGGAAAAAAGACCGGGGAGAGCGGAGAAAAGCCCGAAAAGCAGAAAGAGCCGAAGGAACGCACGTTCACTCAGGCTGAGGTCGATGAGCTCATCAAGCAGAGGCTCGGTCGTGAAGCGAAGAAGACAGCGCAGTCACTCGAGACCATGAATGCGGAGAATGCCGCACTCAAGCGTGTCAATGCCTGCTATAAGGCGGGTATACGCGAGGAGAGCGTTGAGGACGTCATCGCACTGGCGACAAGATATGTTGATGAAGAGCACGACTTTGACGCGGCTATCAAGCTTGTTACGGACAAGTATCCCGATCTGCTGAAGAAGACCGCTCCCGTGAAGACGGGCGTGAAGGCGGAGGATAAGGAAACGAGCATCAGCGACAAGAAGCTGCTGCGCTCGTTCGGAGTAAGAAATATAGACTAAGGAGGTCATACAATGTCTAATTCTATAGCACTTGCAAAGAAGTACAGTGATATCCTTGACAGAGTATACAAGGAAAATTCCAAGACTGCCGTGCTCGAAGGCGATAATACCCTCGTAAGGCTCGGCGCAAACGCACACGAGATACTCGTGCCCAAGATGAGCATGGACGGCCTTGCTGATTACAGCAGAAGCGGCGGCTATGTTGACGGTGATGTTACATTCGCTTATGAGACCAAGACATTCAACTATGAGCGCGGCAGAATGTTCACAGTTGATGCAATGGACAACGAGGAGACACAGGAGCTCGCATTCGGTCAGCTCGCAGGCGAGTTTGTCCGCACAAGAGTGATCCCCGAGCTCGACGCATTCCGTTTCGCACAGCTCGCTGAGCACAGCGGTATCGGCAGTGCATCCGCAGCACTCACCACCGGCGCGAACGTGATCGCTGCTCTCCGTGTTGGTACCGACACTCTCGATGAGGCAGAGGCAGACATGAACGACAGATATCTGTTCATCACACCTACTCTCTACGGTCTTATCGAAGACATGGACACCACCAAGTCCAAGATGGTACTCTCTCGCTTTGCGGGCGTTATCACCGTACCTCAGACACGCTTCTACAGCGGCATCACCCTTCTCGACGGTACCACATCCGGCGAAGAGGCAGGCGGCTACATCAAGAGAGTGGCTGATGCAGAGGCTGTGCCCCCTGTTACCGCAGGCAAGAACCTCAACTTCCTCATCGTGTCCAAGTCCGCAGTGCTCGCATACAGCAAGCACGTTGTATCCAAGATCATCACCCCCGAGCTCAACCAGACGGGTGATGCATGGAAGTACGGCTACAGATCCTACGGCATAACCGAGGTATACGACAATAAGGTATCGGGCATCTACGCTCACACATATACATCCTGATAAGGGGTGATAGCATGGCTGTGACTGTGACTGTCGAGTATTACAACAACACATATCACGGCGCGGCATTCGATGATATCGCCACCATTCTGCAGCGGGCGCAGGATGTGATAGACAACATCATATCCTGTGAGCCTCTGGGCTCCTATCAGACGGAGCACTACATGAAGGCCGTATGTGCGCAGGCTGAATACATCGGCAATGCGGGCGGCACGGCTTCATGGTCTGCGGCTTCCTCGGGCACATCGTTTACTATCGGGTCCTTCTCGATGAGCGGTGTGTCCGGAACGGGAGCGGGATCGCTGACAAGTACGGCAGCGTGTGCTCTCTCTCAGGGCTACCTTGAGAGTGCGGGGCTTATGTGCAGAGGCGTGGCAATGAGCGCACCCGGCAGGGAGTTGATATAATGATACCTGAATATCTGCTGCCGCATACCGTCACACGCATACGCGAGACCGTGGCGGACGAATGGGGCGGGGTAACATCCTCGAGCGTATCTATACAGCATACGAGGATAGAACCTCAGACAGGGCGCACATGGGGGCTCACGGCAGACATGCCGATGATCCGTGCAAGGCTCTTTGCCAATGATGCGGATATCAACGAGGGTGACCGCATAACTTTTGACGGTGTGACATACACCGTGCAGACGGTCAGGAAGCTGTACGGCTTCACATATGACCACATGGAATGTGATCTCACATAGGCGGTGAGGATATGGAGATAAAGGTAGATGTAAAGCTCGCAGACATGAAGGTCTTTGACAAGGCGACGGAGTTCGGCATATTTGCCGCATCCGAGCAGGCTCTCAAGGACTGCAACTATCTGTGCAAGCAGGATACATCGACGCTCATCAACTCATCCCTGATACATTCAGAGCCCGAAAAGGGCATACTCAGATGGGTGACACCATACGCAGAGTATCAATACACATTCCCGGGCACACGTCACGACAAGAACCCGAACGCCTGCCCCGAATGGGCAAAGAGGGCTGCCGAGACCAAGCGGGATATGTGGAAGAAAGTGTTTGAAAAAGCGGTGATAAACTATGGCGGATGATATATACACTTCTCTCGCGGAGGCTGTACGAGAGGCAGGCAATATCGACAACATCGGCGTGTGCGATGGTATCGGGAAAACGGCTATAGTTTTTTCGGGCGTTGAGACCTACAACGTATACTTCGACGGCCGCAGGGATATTGCTGTGCAGTTCAACCTCACGGGAGCGGGCAAGGATACGGAGCAGAAGGCTCTTGTGTCGAAGCTGGCGGGCATATGCTCCGTACTCAGGAACGCATCCATCACCGTGGAAGGCTTTGCACGGCCTCGCATACGCATAGATACTCTGCCCGTGCCCATCGTACACGATAATAAATCATGGATATACTCAGCCCGCATCTCGGTGCGGGGGATAATGAACAAAGGAGGATGAACATGCTTCTTTCCGAACTTATGACAGGCGTAACGCCGAGCGCGACTTTCGAAGGCTTTGTCACTGCGGATGACATGGTGCTTGCTGTTGACGTGTCTGCGGCTCAGGATGCGACTGTTGCCAACTACGCAGTCGTTCAGATGGGTGCAAAGTCCGTTACGGCTTCACTCAATCCCGAGACCAAGCAGAGCGCATACATCAGAGCGGGCAAGTCTACCACCAAGACAGGCAATCAGAGAACGATCGCATTTGAGGTGGACAGATACTGCGGCGATGAGTTCCAGGACTATGCGGAGAGCATCAAGTACGCGACCGGTCAGGCGGCTATCGTAAACTATGTTTACTTCAACATGCTCACCGGCAAGGGTGAAAAGGGCACAGCGACCCTCTCGCTCTCTACCGACGGCTCAGGCAATGCAGAGGAGAACCTCGCAGTAAGCGGCACACTTGAGAAGAGCGGTGCTGCTCCCGAATCTTATACATGGTCATAACCAACACATCAGGTGAAGGAGGAAAGGGCACAGATCAAAAGGCTGTGCCCTTTTATCGGATATGTTTGAGGAAAAGAAGCGCACCATCGTTATAGGCGGGGTGAAGGTACCCATTGACCCCGATTTCAGGCTGATGTGCAGGCTGTACAGTGAGGGGGCATCGCATCAGCTTCTCAATGAGTTCTACTTTGCGGGACTGCCCGACGGCGTGACACCCGACGGAGCTGTCAGGGCGATGCTCGACTTCTACCTTGACGGGATCGCACCCGGACGCTCCGGGGAGAGCGAGGGAGCGGGCGAGCATGAGCCTGTGTTCGACTTTGCCGAGGATGAGGCTCTGTTCTATGCGGCGTTCCTTGCGGTGTACGGCATCGACCTCAACACGGTGAAGCTTCACTGGGTGGACTTCTGTGCACTGTTCAAGGGTCTGCCCGATGAGTGCAGGCTCAAGCAGGTGCTGAGCGTGAGAGCTACGAAGATGCAGGATGTACCGAAGTATGACAGAGGCAGGATAGCAAAGCTGAAAAGGATATATGCGCTCAGGGCACAGCGTGAGCCGAAGTATGCGAGCGCAGAAGAGCGTGACAATGCTATGAAGATAAGGCTGAAAAAGCGTTTTGATAAAGCAAGGAAACAGGCGGGGGAGGTGACATGACTTGAACGGCGGAGAGGTAACCTTCAACATCAACGCGGAAAACGATGACGCGAAAAAGAAGATAGAGGAAACAGGGCAAAGTGCTGTAGAGATGGGCGACAAGGTCGCCGAGAGCATCAAGAAGATAGTCGGTGCGCTCGCTCTGGCAAAGGGCGTTGACTTCCTTGCCGATATATCAAAGCAGTGCATACAGGCGTATGCGGACTTTGAGCAGCTTGTAGGCGGTGTGGAGACGCTGTTTGGAAACGCATCGGACACCATCAGGCAGAACGCAGCGCAGGCATTCTCTACCGTGGGCATGAGTGCCAACGAATACATGGAGACGGTGACGGGCTTCTCGGCATCGCTCATACAGTCGCTTGACGGTGATGTCGTGGCCGCTGCTGACAAAGCAGATCAGGCGCTCACTCAGATGGTGGATAACGCCTCTAAGATGGGCAGCGACATCGAGACTATCAAGACGGCATATGCGGGATTTGCAAAAGACCAGTATCAGCTTCTCGATAATTTAAAACTGGGGTATGGCGGGACTAAGACCGAAATGGAGCGCCTGCTCGCTGATGCCGAGGCATACAAGGCAACGCAAGGCGAGATAGTCAAGTACAGCATATCAAGCTATGCAGATGTAGTTGACGCGATAGGTGCTATACAGGAAAAAATGGGAATGGCAGGCAACGCTGCCGAGGAAGCGTCGCGCACGATAAGCGGCTCGATAGCATCCATGAAGGCGGCGTGGCAGAACCTGCTCACGGGCATAGCTGACCCGGAGCAGAGCGTGGCTGATCTGACACGACAGCTCACCGACAGCATACAGACGGTAGAGCAGAACATAATGCCAAGGCTGACGGAGATATTCTCCAACATGGGTGACACCATCGGAAACCTTGCACAGGGCGTGTTCCCGATGATACCGCAGGCGATAACAGCTCTCCTGCCGTCTGTGGTGGACGGGCTCAGCTCCATCCTCGATGCGGTGATCACCAACGGTGCAGACCTTGCGGCGGCGATCATCGACTATCTGCCCGAGTTCATCAAGGCGATGAGCGAGCTCGCCGACAAGCTGACCCCTGCTATCATTGAGGCGGTGGGCACAATAGCCGACAGTGTGGAGGATAATGCCGATCAGGTAGTGGATGCGCTCGTTGACGGTGTGGTGAACCTTCTCAGCAAGGACATCCCCGAACTGGCGACGGCGGCCGTAACACAGGGCGTGAAGATAATCACCGCACTGGTGAGGGCACTGGTAAACCATGCGCCCGAGCTTGCGGATGCGATACCCACCATCGTGGAGGAGCTCGGAAAGGCGATGCTCACAGCATACCCTGAGTTCGTCAAGATGGGCACGAACATCATCACATCCATTGCTTACGGTGCTGTGCACTATGACTATGCGGGTCTCGGCCTGCAAATAGCATACGGCGTCATTGATGCTCTGGGCATAGCTGTTGATGCTATCGAGCAATTTGAGCAGGAACATCCGATACTCACAGCGGCCATTGGACTGACACCGCAGGGTGCGACGGCACAGGGCATAGTGGATTCCTTTGACAAGGACAAGCTGAAAGCCGCTGCGGAAAGTGCGGCTGACGGCATCAGAGGTGCACAGGATATTGTCGGCGACGCACTGGACGAACTGTACGAAGTGCTCGATATAGACACATCGTGGGCGAGCAAGGGCACAAAGTACGAGGCTGACCTGTCAAGACCCATGAGCGACTATGCGGCATCACTCAAGGCACAGGCCGAGGGATGGGCGCAGGACGCAAAGGACACTGCCGACAATATGGGTGCTGCGGGGGAGACGCTTGACAGCGCACTCTCAGACCTCGAGAACAAGTACGCCATACATCAGGTAAGTGAAGAGCAGTACTGGGAACAGCGCAAAGCGATACTGGAGCAGTACCGTGATGAGAGCGATGCAGAGTGGTGGAAGCTGTATGATCAGGTGACCGCTCACTACGACAAGCTCGCAGAGACAGAGGCAAAGGCGGCAAAGGACGCTGCCGACAAGGCGGCAAGAGAGGCGGAAAAGGCCGAGAGGGAGAAG